AATATATCTGAACTTCTTATTGCCTCACGTTTAGCTACATCTGTAACTGCTTGTTGATAAGGTGACATAAACCTAGATAAGTTCTGTTCAAAACCTATGGGTTGATATGTAGAAGTAGGTACACCAGCTTGATATCCTGACTGTCTTGTTTGTGCTGTATATGCAGGATCAAATGTGCCTGCTGTGTATTGAGAATCCAATGGAGAAGATAGACCAGTTAATATTTCTCCAGCCTGACCAAACTGAGCAGGTGTTCCTGCTTGTGCATAACCTCTAGTCATAGCTTGTGCACTCAACTCATCAGGTGAAAAGTAAGCTATTCTAGAAGCACCATAAGGTGTATATGGCTGTAACGACTCAGCCTCAGACCTTTGCAGTAACCTAGTAAAATAAGGCTCTACATAAGGAGGTAACGATTCACTATAGACTGTTTGTTCTGTAGGTGCACTTCCACCACTTCTTCCGCCCATTATTTATCTCCGTCTTTAAATTTAAACTCATAAAACCTAGAAGTTTCCTCCCAGTCTTTTTCTTTGCCAATCCAATTCCAAAACCCTGCTCTACCTATTGCTTCTATACCATCGCACTTATTATCTTTTGCCCACTTATAAAGAGTTTGAAATCCTCTATCAACCCACTCTTCATATCTACCACCAGCCACATGCTCTATGTTTAACATTCTAAGTTTTGTGGGATAGTCATGTAGTTGTGTAATAGCACATCCAATAATTTTCATAGTCTCAGGCTCAAATATAATCCATAAGCTACTTTTATTTCCTATGCAATTCATGTACAAATCCATTGTACTTACACGACCACCTGATCTTTTACATGACTTTTCTAATATTTTTTCACACTCTTTCCATATCAAAGATACTTGACCTGGTAATACTAATGATATATCTAGGTCTTCAGTAAGTTTAGTTGCTGGTTGATTCATGCTGGCAATACCCTATCATCTATTTCTTTTGCTTGTTTTGTTGTTCCAGTTTTATCCATTCTTATTCTATCTAGCATTTGATCTAACTTTTTTGCTCCTGAAGCAGAACTACCATCTCCTAACATAGCGACTGCATCAGCAGGAATAATATACTCATCTTGCGATACTGCTACAGGTTGATTGCCTCCAATCATTCCGCCTATATCATCAGTCATGCCACCATTATTAACTCCAGCTATTCTGCCTTCAGTTTGAGCATTAGGAACAATACTTTGTAAAACTACTCTTCTAAGATTTCTATATTCTTCAGGACTAAATTTATCAATAAATCTTTGTACAACTGTATCACTATCTATTTCACCTAAAATAAATCTTACTGTCTCTTTTACCAAAGGATCATTCATGTCTACATTAGTAGTGCCTCCCTCTTGTCTCATAGCTACCATAGGTCGTGCTACATCTTCTTCTGCCTCTAAACGACTTAACCTATTAGCAACTAAATTATTAGCAGGCAAAGTTAGTAAAGGGTTTTGAGCAGTTGGTATTCTAGGTATTTCAAAAGCAGTAGGACTTATAGTCATAGGGTCAGGTATAGATGGTGCTTCTTGCATCATTACAGGTAATGTTGCTGTTTGAGGTTCACTAGTTTGTTCGGGTATTGTTATTTGCGGTATTAACTCTTCAACATTAGGTGAACTAGCTATAGCTTCTGATATAGCTTTTTCAATCATTTCACTAGAAGCTTCGGGATCACCTGTTGCTAATGCAGGACTAACAAACTCTTCTATTTCCTCTTGTGTTACATCTGGAGTACCAGCCATAGCTGCTCCTTTTCCTGCCTTGGTTATGCCTACACTAGGTGCTCCTTCTTTTTTAGTTAGACCCATAAAAGAACTAAAAGCTCCTTCTTCAGGTTCTTCCATAACAGTACCAGCAGGCATAGGTGTGCCTTCACCTGTTGGTAAACCTAAGTCTTTTCCAGTCATAGGAAAGAATCTTTGTTTTTCTCCATAAGAAACAGGAGAGTATGGGTCTACTTGATAAGGAATATCTAAGTCAGCACCTTGTCCATAAAAGTTTCTATATGCAGCAGTTTCAGTTGGATCAAAAGGTCTACTTATAGGTCTAATTCTTGGAGGCATTAATCCACCTGAATAAGTCTGACCACCTGATAATTCTGTTGCAGTAGGATTTAAGTTTTGAAAATATTGCATCTCTGGTTGAAAGCCTGCCATAAATCCTTGAGGTATGGGAGTTGGTCTTCTTTTAGGAACAGCTACCTGATTAGAGCCACCAGTTCCAGCAAAAGGATTAATAGACTGTGCTCTATCAAACATTTCTTGCAAAGCATCTATATCGTCTTCATAAACTGCACTTTCTATAGCAGCTCTTGTATTACCACCACTTTGAAGCTCAACCCCTCTGCCTTTTAAAATGTCAGCTTGTGTTACTTTTCCATCACCTGTTAAGTCAGGAAAGCTTGTAGACTTACCTTCTTTGATTGGTATATTTTCTGGATTAGCGTCTATTATTGCTTGTCTTCTTCTTTTTCTTTCCTCTTCATTAGCAAGAAGCATAGCTTCAAAATCATCTTGTGCCTGCATAATTGCACCTGTACCTGCTGCGGTAGTAGCTGCTATGCCTGAAGGTGAGGTAACAGCTTTATATGCTGCTGTAGCACCTTGGTCAAAATCAAAAGCACCTTGTGGACTAGTAAACATAGTTTTCACGCTTTGAGTAAAAGGAACTGCTTTTGTTAATTCTGCTTGTAAAGCTTGTTGACCAGCTTCATTTAAAGTAGTGCCAGCTAATTGACCTGTGCCAGCAACACTTTCTACAAAATTAGGATTTTGTAATAAGTCTGTTGTTACAGTATCTCTTACTGATTGAGATACAGTTTCAGTTATTGTTGGATCAACAGCAGCAGCAGCTTTACCAGCAGCAGCCGAACCTAATCCTGAAGTAAGTCCTGACAATAATGCTTTAGAACCAGAACCACCTGTTTGTGCGTATGTTGCTAAACCTGCACCTATACCTGATGCTAGTGCAGTATTAGCAGCTAATGTTGCTCCTAACGCACCAGAGGCAGCTAAAGAACTAAATAATGTACTACCTAGTAAAGGTGCTAAAAAAGGTAAAAATGCTTCAGGCTGACCAGTCTGAGGATTTATTGTGATTGGCATAGCCTGTGCTAGACCTTTGACCTCGGCTGGATTCACGTGCAATAGCATGGAGTCACCAAAGCGACCTTGTGCTGCTACATTCTGGGTTTGTTGTTTTATATCCATATTATCTTTCCTCTGTTGTCTCACAACCGAAAACATTAAAACTCATGTCTACTGCACTAGTATGTACTTTCAATACATCTTCCTGATTAAGAGTAATACCTATGACTATAGCAAAAGAGTCATTAGCAGCTACCGACTTATCGTAAAATAAAAACTGTTTGTCATCTGCTCCCGCACCAGCTACATGAACACTAAGCCTAAATGTTATTGCCGAACCAGTACGATTAGCTGCAACTATAGAACTAATAGTAGTTTGTGTTTTATCTGGTACTGTATATAACGTAGTAGTTGTAGTTGCTGCTGGATCAAGCTGACCTAATACTTTTAAACTATCAGCCATGCTTAACCCCCATTAATAAAAATTGATGTCTTCTTATAGATTTAGAAGCTATGCTTTCTTGTAGTCTTTTAAGATTACCGATCTCTGAGTTTAGGTCTTGTATTGCTTGTTCTAAAGTTCTGCGGGTAATAGACTCATTCAACTCATCATATTCAGTTGAAGCTAGTGGTAATGGTACTGTTGTTTTATCTGCCATTATCTTTTGCCGTCTTGCCTTAACTCTAATCTAATATCGCCAAGTCTCCAACCAAAATCGTTACCTGTATTTTCTATTCTTATAGCACTTTGTCTTGCTCTAGCTCTAGTGTTAGTAAAAGTAGAGTTAGGTGTAACTGCTACAGTATCAAGAGTAGATAAACTTTCTAATGGAAAGTTCCTACCTTTAATAATCATATTTACAGTATTGTCAGAACCACTTGAATCTCTGTATTGCAAATCAGGTATAAGTTTAGATATAAACATAAACCTTTCACCATCAGGGTCTAAATCAAAATCAGAAGACTCTATAAAAGCTGTAAAGTTTGAACCATCAGCACTATGACCTACTTCGTGGTTATATAAAAAGTTAGTGTCTGTCGTATCTAATTTACCAGCAGCTACAGGATAATTTAATATATACGCAGGATTCCAAGCAGTTCTAGTAAATCCATCTGTTGTTGTTCCTATTGACCAAGACTTTTCTAAGTAATTATAAGTTACGTACCTATCTACTTCTTGTGATGATTCACTAGGATAGAACCATATTATTTCATTGTGTGTTGGTATAGCAGCAGAAAATACTTTATAAGATTGTGTAAAATTAAAATCATCAAATACGTGATCTAATACACTACATGGTAATTTTTGAACTGCACCTGTGTATATGTAAAAAGCTCCATTATCCATAAAATAAACAGCACCACCCGCAGATGCCATTCCATGTGGAGATACTGTTGACATGCCCGTAGCAACTTCATTGAAACTAAATATAAATGGCGAACCTACAAATCTCATAGATACAAGACCTGCATCTGTCCATATTAATATTTCCTGTCTTGTTTTTAGTGCTCCTATAATTCTACTACCAGTTGATAACTGTACTCCTCCTGCTGAATTAGTAGCTGATGGTGTCCAATCAACTGCACTTTCTGAAGTAGAAAATCTTACTAACAATGGGTCTATTGTGCTTGAACCTATAGGATTGCAACCAAAAGATATTACATGCCTATCTATATCAGACATCATAATCTGTAAATTGCTTGTTGGCACATTACTAGCTCCTGCCAAACTACTTGCTAATACTGCTCTTGCACCAGTTCCAGAAGATTCATCCCAGTAATAAAGCGGTCCGCCTCTAGGACAAGCTATAAGATCATCACCAAAATTATCTAAAGACCATATTCTTAATTGATTCAAATATGACACAGCAGAACTAGAACCAAATCCTCCTGATCCCCAAGCATCAACACCCCAACCAGTTGAGGGTAAGTAAACATCCAATCCTGTATTTATTTGATAAGCAGCTACAACTGAACTACCACCATTACCACTATCACTAGAGTTAGCTGTTACTGTCGCTCCTGATGTGTCTTTAGCTGTTATAGTAAAAGTGTTGGTATTAGGAACAGTAACTATTTGATACTCTTGATTTAAAACATTTGCCGTAATATTACCACCTAAAGAAGCTGCCCCACTAAAAGTTACAAAATCATTTTGTTGTGCACCATGTCCATTTTCTGTGACAGTAATTGTAGATGAGCCATTAGTAGCAGCAAATGTAGCATCGCCAGCAGAGGTAGTTAATCTAATAGGAGTTATATCGTGATATGTAGTTCCCTCTTTTGCATACAATTTTAAATGCGTTCCTAGTATTGTATAGTTACTAGATTCTGTATCTGAGTAATTATGTATCTTTCTACAAGTTCCTAAAAAAGAATCAGTGCTATTTTTTTCCCAACCACCTATTCTTTCAGGTCTACCTTTTCTAAATCTAACTTTATCAGCGTCAAACCATCCACCCTCATTAGAGTAATTAGTTCCCTCTTTATTTATTCCAGGTTGAAAAACAAACTTAGCAAATGGCATATCAGACCTCTATCCACTCTTTGCCTTCAAACAAAAGTGCTTCAGCTTCCCTTCTTCTAATTAATCCTTCCAATGTTTTGCCTCCAGCTTTATTCCATCTTTTTATTTGTGCAGGCGTAGTGTGATAATCACCTGCATTTAATAGTTTTAAAAGAGTTGATTCACCAAGGTTAGTTGGTCCTAAGTTGTAAACCCAACATACCAAAGCATCAAACTGACATTGTTTTAAAGGTACTGTAACCATATCGTTTATGTAACCCTCGTATTCAGGCATTTCTTCTTGTAGTAAATTTTCTGCCTCATCTTGATTTATTTGATCACCTTCTTTTACGTCTTTTGTATGTCCGAAACCTATTGTCCAAACTCCTACGCTATCTTGATAAGCCTCTAATTTACAACCTTCAAACTTTTTAATTAGTGCTATACCCTCTTGAGATATATTCATATTACTCTCCTTGGTTAGTTTTATTCGTAGTAACCTTTCTATAATAAACCACAACTTGTTTAAGCTCATTTATATACCTTTTAAGTTCCTGCATGTTATATGACATGATTTCATAATCAGGAACAGACATAGCAAAAAATACTATTTGACCATGTTCTTTTTCAACTCTTTGTAAAAACTCGTCAATGTTTTTATCTGATACTACATACCAATAAGGCTCTTTTAAATCTATCTCTCTAGGTAAAATGGGTTGTGCTATTTGCCTTTCTAAAGGCTTAGTAGTTATATCAACACTTTGTCTACTGGGAAACAGGCTGCAACTGGAGACCATCATCAAGATCATCAATGTTGCGACTGTCTTCTTCAATACTATCAAATACATCTTTTGTTCCTTTATTAACTCTAGGCTCAAGTAAAGAAGGTTTAGCTGCTGCTAATTTAGTCATATCATGTCTTTTAAATATATCTAAGTATCTAGACATCTCTAATTGTATTTGTTGATTTTTATTTTGTATTTCTAACAAACCCTCTGTTTGCAAATTAAAATCATTTTGTAATGATTCTATTGCTGCCTTTTGTTCTTGATCTCTAAGTTCATAAGCTTTATTAAGTTCAGATAGTCTAGAGTTTTCATTCCATAGAAATAAACCTATGACTGTCATAACTGCTATTACCCCTAATAAAATCTTACTCATATAAAAAATTTTAACTTATTT